ATATAGTTTTTGCATTTGGATCATCCTTGATATCATCCTGATAATCAGGGAACATCTTCTGCATATATTCTATCTTTGTTCCAGGCTGCAACGGATTCTTCTTTGAATCTACAGTGCGACTTGGATATATTCTTAGATCAGCACCTGTCCTTGATGCCTCACTGGCAGCAGACTTTAATAATTTTTCGTGACCTGTTGTTGGTGGATTGAATCTACCAAATACTACCACTGCACCCTCTGATGTGGGTTGCCCCATGATTTCAGCAGTCTGTTGTTGAGTATCACCTGGCTCTGGAGACTTACCGCCTTCTTCTGGTGGCTGTTCTTGAGCTGCAGGCGTTTGAGGTGCAACAGCCTGTGGTGATTTTGGTTTTGCGGTTGGTGCTTGTGGTGTTGCAACCTTAGTTGACTTTGGATCTTCTGGTTTTTTAGCACCTCCGCCACCTGTGAATACTAACTTACCGTTTACCGTCTTTGCTCTAAAATTTCCTTTAGCATCGTACCATCCTCCATGACCGTCACCCTTTAGGCCTTTCATTTTAGCTTCGGTTGATGCTGTAGTTTTTACAGCTTCTATTAAGAATTGACCAAACGACTTCACAGATTTACGCACAGTATTATAGTTTTATTTATTAGTAGACAGACCTTGCAGGTTCTCTTGCACTAAGAAGTCTCTTAAAATCAGAGGTTATGAACGCTTGAAATTGTGGTTCAGCTGTTATTGCTCCCTTATATCTTATCTCTACCTCTGCTATATTATTACCATTCAAAAATAAATCATACTTTAACTTTGCCATATTTGAACCCTTTTCAAAGGCTTGTTTTTCACCTGGCGGTTTTTTAAGTATAAAGGATGACATGGGATCTGTTACTTGTTTTAATAGGAAAGATGTAGAATTTTTTTCTGGAATAACCCCAGCTGGTGCAATTTGAATTCCATCGTCTGTCAAATCGCCAGAGCCAGTTATCAATGTAAACACAAACTCTTCCGAGTATCTTGATCTATCTTTGATTATTTTTCTTAGATCTAACTTAAATATTATATTCAATAAACCAATACACAAAGGTTTCATGATGCCTGGACTTAGTAAAATATTATTTAAGTCAAAGAAATACTGATTGAATACTGGTTTTTTTGGAGGCCATTTACCTTTTAAAGCTGGAGTCATTGCCTCTTTTTGTCCCAATTTCTGTGCTTGTTCTAATACTTTTTTTCCAGCAACTCTACTGATAGAAACACTTTTCTTAAGGTTTCTCAAATAATCAGTGATGTTTTGTAAGTTTTTTTCTGCTACTTTCTTTTCTCTTTCTGCAATTGCTCTCTTCATCGCTGCAGATCCTAATGGCATGGACGATGAGGATTTTACTGCTGGGATATCCTTTTCACCATTACTAATATTCAATTTTCTCATGGTGGTTTTTTGAGTGGCTAGATCCTCTCCATCTAAAGCTGCAGCTATAACATTGTAAAAGAAAGTTGATCTTGACAGATAAAGGTCATTTAATGCTCTGGTGACTCCTTGTTTTTTTGCTTCCTCCCCTAAGAAATATGTTAACAATCCACCTTCACCCAGAACAGTTTTATTAATAATGGTAGGGTCTTTTTCTTTAGGTCTTATACCTTTCTTTTTCAAAGAAATACCCACATATAATTTTATTCTGTCCTGTCGAGAAACTTCAACGATCAAATCAGAAGAGTTATAATCTTTATCTCCAAAATATTCATGTTGATTTATTGCGAAGTATTTTGCCAATATTTTTATCCATTGTTGGCCAGTAGCATGGACTCTATGTACTTTTGAATTAGGAGCAAGGTCTCGTAAAAAACCATTTGCAGCAGAGATTGCCTTAGCATAGTTAGAATAATCACCAGTAAAAGCTTTTATTGTATCAGATCTATTCGAGGATGCATATACTATAGAACGAGCGTATGATTGTAAAGTTTTAATAGAAGTCTTTGCTTTCTGTAGGGTTATGTAATCTCCAGTAGGAACGCCACCTCCACCTGATCTGCCATGTTGTAAAATTAATGCTGCGGTCATCAATTCATGTGGATCTATTTTCTTTCCCGAAGATCCACCACCACCAAACTCAGCAGTTTTTTCTAACTGTCTTATTCCAAATGGGTTTACTCCCTTGACATCAGATTCAAGAATGAATGGTTTAGCACTACCCTTAAAATGGTTGTGTATAGATTCTGGATTATCTGATTTAAGAATTCTTAGAGAAATATCTTCTTTAAATTTAAGCATCTCAAGACCACCCTTATTAATTTTAAAGGGTTCATTATTCTCCATCTTTCTGATGATCATATGGTATCTCTCCTTACCCATCAAATCACCACTGTAGAAAGGTTTTAGTATTTCATTTGCAGTTAAGGCAGCCATCTATATCAGTTTTTAAATATTTAGTTGTATATATTTGTTCTTAAGAACTCTGCTGGTGTAGGATACTGTAATACTTTTTCAGTTAGTTCCTTATCTTCTTGTAAAATTTTATTTTTTAGATCCATGTAGTAGTTTCTATCACCCATTTTCTCTATGAAAGCTGGAGAATGTGGACTATATCCATTACCAGCAAGTATAAATGACAATCCACCATTTGCTTTCTTGTTTGAAAAATCTCTATCACCTGTGACCATTTCTATTGATCTACCACAACTATGTTCATTCCAATGATAGTCTATATTGGTAACATATTTCCAGTATTCTGTATCTGATCTATGTGAAGCTGCATAGTGCATGTCAACAAATGTTCTATCATTATCCAAATGTGTTCCACAAGCATGATTAAATATCTCTCTATCAAATGAATTAGGAGATAAATGTGTAGACAATCCCTCTAGTAATCTAAAAATATTTGTAACCACAGAGGCAAGACCAGTAGCTTCAAGTGGTTCAATAAAACCATAGGATAGACCAACAGCGGCTACATTTTTTACCCATCCTTTTTCGTATCTACCAGTTTTAAAATCTACACCTCTACTTGGAGCAACACCATATTTTTGTTTAAACTCTTCATCGATCTCTGATGGTTTAGTAAACTTTAAACTATGAACATATCCCACTGATAATCCATCCCATAAAGGTATTTCATAGCACCAACCATTTTTCATTGCTACATTATTAGTGTAACACTTCAACTGTTCATTTTTATCTGTGTAAGGTATTTTAACAGCAACACATCTATTGTTCACAAGGGTATCTGCATAGGATTTGTATGGAACTCCCATGACTTTACCTAACAATTCAGAATGAAATCCAGTGCAATCAATGAACATATCCGCCTCATGTGTTCCATTCTCACATTTTATAGATGATATGTTACCATCATCACTTTTATTCGCACGGATATACTTATCATCAACAAATTCTACGCCATTTCCTAAGCAAACTTCATAGAATAATTTTGCCAATTTTTCTGTATCAAAATGATAGGCAGATAGTTCATGATAATCCCACCCCTCATCAGAAAATCTATTCAATTCAGCAAATCTAGAATGATATCTATGAAATCTAGAAAACTGATTATGTTTTATTTCTGGAAATAAATGAGTTAGTATAAAAAAATCTGATACATCATCTCCTGTTAAATCCCCAAAGGGATAGAAGAAATCTGTATCAGACCATCCTTCAAATTTTAAATTAGTTTTATAGGTTGCATTACATTTAGGCATCCAATCCCTATCCCTTAACCCAAGGAACTGAAATACATCATTGATTGCTAATTGAGTTGATTCACCCACACCAATTCTTCCAATACTAGAAGAATACACACATTTTATTGATATATTTTTAAAATACTCCGAGAGTATGGCAGCTGTTACAAATCCAGATGTGCCACCTCCTAGTATACAAATACTAGAGATCACCCTCTTGTCTGTTTTCGGAATAGAATACGTCAAAACTTCCGCCTGGATACCTCTTTTCTAATTTCTTTACGTTGGTTGCAATAACATCTTCCATTGACACATCAAGTGCCATACATGCCTGTGATATGTACCACATTAAATCACCAAGTTCGGTCACAAGATGATGTTTGTTAGCATCATTCCAAGGTTTTCCTTGAAAAATCATCTTCTTTACGATCTCAAGAAACTCTCCACCTTCAGCATTTATACCAACACCAGCGGTAAGAAGTCTTTCTATGTTTGCTCCCTCTCTATCTAGTTCAACCATGCGGTCAGCAAGATTAACAAAGTCTTTTGAAGCGTCAGAGGTTACAGCGTCAACAAAGGTTTCATACCTTTTAAAATCAATAGTCATTAGAATTTTAAACCAGCGAATTTACTTTTAATTTTTTTGGTCTCTTGTTCATTATTATACTCTATCTCTTGTCCACTGTCAACAATATCGTTTTGGGCACTTTGTTCTACGTCATATAATTTCATCTTTGCACGGTCAATACCAATGACAAATCTTTTATTCATGGTTGGGTCATTATATCTATTCTTCAACTGTTTGACCATAATCTGATTGACCTCTTCTAATTCCTCAGTAGAAATGAGAGCAAACATAAGGTCGGCAGTAGCGGGAAGACCGAATGACTCAGAGGTATCTGTAAGATCAACGTCACTACTACTAAAGCCACTACGAGTGGTTTGAGTTGCCGATACGATAGGGACGTTACTTTCAACCGCAAGACCCCTAAGTTCTTCTGCGATTGCTTTGATATAGGAGTATGAGTTGACATTAGAACCAGCTCTGTAACGTGACGATGCACATATATTTAAGTAATCAATGAATATAATGTCAGGTTTAAAAGATTTTTTAAGTGACAGTTCATTGAGTAATCCTTTGAAATGTCCAGAGTGTGCAGCAGCAGTAGGATACTCTTTGATAATAAGATTACCTTGAGTCTTTTCTGATAACTTAGTAACCTTAGTTTCAAACATCTGACGAGGAATATCAGTCAACTGTTGAACAGGAATGTTTAGAAGATTAGCATCAATTCTTTCTGCAATCTTTTCCTCAGCCATTTCAAGCGTGATGTATAATACGTTCTTGCCTTGGAGTAGAACACTACTTGCGACATGACACATAAACAAAGATTTACCAACACCAGTGCCAGCGAGAGCAATATTGAGTGTTTTATTTGGAAGGCCGCCCTTCGTAATCTTATTGAAAAAATCGAGGTCGAATTGAATTCGATCTTCTTTTCTGTGATAGAAGTCAAATCTTTCACTATAGTCTTCTAGATAATCGTGTCCAACATGATTGTCAAATCCAACTGCAAGTGCATCGGATAGGATGGCAGGGATGGCATCTACACCTTTCTTAATGTCATGTCCATCTGCAATAGAGATACTCTCGACCAGTGCAAGGTAGATTGCTCTTTCTTTACACCACTTCTCTGTAGTATCTATAAGCCATTCTTCCGAAGTCGGAGTCAACTCTATGTCATTTAGATATGTAATTATTTCTTTATAAGTATCATCATTAATATCTTTTCTCTTTTCACATTCAATACTTAGTATTTCTTTTGTAGGGCATTTATCATATGCAACTATAAACTTAGCACACTCATCAAAAATTATCTTTTCATGTGTCTTGTCAAAATAATCTGGTTTTAAAAAAGGTAATACCTTTCTAGTATACTCCTCATTCGTGACAAGATTTTGAATGATGGTATTTTCAATAGTTTCCATTAATTATAATGAAGGTAGGTGCTCATAACATACTTTGGTTTTCCTGATTTAACAGGCATACCTATGTGTGGGTATTGCCATGTAGGAGGAAACACTAATACTTTACCAGTTTCTGGCTTAATCGTCAACTTATTGTAAGGAAAATCTGTCTCTCCTCCCTTAAAATCTTCATTTAGATATATGAGGAAAGCAAGATACCTCTTTGCGCTATCATGATCTTGAACATCTGTATGAATGTCAAATTGATCATCTGTTTTTGCTTCGTATTTTTTTATTCTCAGTTCTTCAAAAAGTATTTTTTCTGGGAACCACTCTGTATATTCTGGTAATTCTCTTTTATATAATTTTACAATCTCTAAAACTTTATAGCAAAGAAGTTGTACAAATTTTTGATATCCATTATCGGATAACTCATTCAAATTTACCTGTGTAAACTGAGGAGTGAGGTAATTTTCAACTCTTTCTTTATTCTTTGAGGAATCAAAAAGACCTATCAGAGTTTTACATACATCATCAGATAACATTGGATATGTTCTGATGAATTTATCCATAGCTGAATTCTGTCCTTGCAGTCTCTTCCAACTTTGCCATAACCTCTTCAGTAAAATACTCTTGAGGTTTTGCAAGAATTTGTTTTCCGTAGACTTTTTTGCCGTTGATTTCGTATCTACCAGCAACATTTTTCCAGAGTCCACCAAGTTCTCCTAGTTCTAGTAGTCCATAATATCTATCTAAACCACGCTCGTCATAGTAGAGTCTAATCTTGACAGTTTTATTTTCTTTACTTAAACGCGACTTTGCTGTCTTAGCTTTAATAATATTTCCAACGACTTCTGTTCCTTCCTTTTCTTTAGCTTTGCTGAGATAAATGATCGTACTTGCCGCATATTTGAGACCGCTGCCTCCGCCCATCTCTTTGGTGGGAACGTATGATCCGATGACATCATAGGTATGATTGGTAACTATAAGTGGAATGTTTGCTTGACCAAGTTTAAGTGTGAGCATTCTAAATGCACCTTTCACAAGTTGAGATTTGGTCATGTCTCTTACCTGTTTATCATTGAGTGCATCAGTGATTTCTTTCTCAGTAGAAAGCATACCAAGAGAATCAAGTACAAACATACAAGGTTTACGAGTTGATTCATCTGCTTTGAGGTATATGTCAACAGCTCTAAGTGCCTTTGATCTAAACTCTTCAATCGTTACCACATTGACAACAACAAGTCTTTCTAAATCAATCCCCCTAGACTCAAGAAGTCCTCTATTGACAGCAGCCTCTGTATCAAAATAAAGACAGTAACCGTCAGGGTTATTATCAAGGAAGTTTTTAACCACTGCGAGGGAGAAAAAAGTCTTTCCAGTAGAGCTTTCCCCAGCAATAGCAGTAATCTTGTTCCTAGATACACCACCAAATATGCTCCCTGATATAAGTCCGTTAAAAATGTACGAACCTGTGTCAACAAATGATTCAGTTGATTCTGCCTCTGAGGCGAGTTGGGTGTACTCATCTCCTATCTCTTTGACTATTTCTTTTAAAAAATCCATAATAATTTAGTCTTGTTTACATTCTACCACATTCCACAACAAATTACCAGCGATTGATATTCTTGGTTCATCTGTGTTATAGAATGGATATACTTGATGGTGCAATGTTGATGGAAATAACATCATTGTGCCTTCCATATCTGGACTCATAAGTATGGGATGTTCCACAACATGTCCTAGTGCATTTGTATATGTGAATTGGAAATCAGATGCAGCTTCGGAATGGAATGGCAAATTATGTTGATCCTCATGGTGTGTGGGAATTTTCATCCATATAACAAATGAAGTTATGCCGTCATGCATGTGACTTGGATTGAACTCTGTTTGATATTGGTAGTTCACCCACCAATTTAGTTTGAAAGATGGTTGTAATTTTTTTTTAATCTCTTCATCTACATCTACAGGAGGTTCATATACACTTGGACATTCCTTCATGAGTCTATTTGTAAGTGGCCCTACAATTTTATCTCTAAAGAAATTATCTACATCTGTTAGTCCTAAACTTCCAGATATATTTCCAGCAAGTCTATGACTGTAATCGTTACTATTATCCACATTATCTTTTTCAGCCTGTCTGATACAAGACCAAAGATAATCCATAACATCATCTGGTAATTTTGCTCTATACAAATCAATATTAGGGAATTGCCATGGTTCCCATAATACTTCCTTAGTCATGTTTATTTGGATAAAAAACTTGAACGAATGACTCGCACTTAGGGCATGATAGATTAGTCACTATAGAATACTCATCTTCACAATGATAATCCTCTCCTGAGAAATCTGATCCCCATATAAGTTCAGTATTGCAGTGCCAACAATTCATTTCTTGAACACTCCCAACTTAGCTAGAAGATATACTCCTAGTATAGTCCAGAATACGACTTCTAATCCTATGTTATTCATTAGATACCTACCAGTTTTCTCTGTCTTTCAAAGTAATTGTGTAACAACCATGAACTACTGTTCTTCTTATCGGTTCCACCGATACCGAACTCCATTTCAACTCTTGGATCATCACCGAACTTTGCTGTTTCTGGTGTATTGTCTGATCCACGATCTCCACCATTAGCAAAGACTACCGTTTGTGCTATCTCCAAACATGCAGAGATGGCATTACAAGCAGAACCATGTTCATCATCTTCTACTGTAATCACAGCATCAACCATATCCAGATGCCTTATAATTTCGGCGCGTTCCTTCCATGACTGAAAGTATTGTCCTTTCTTTCTGGTCAACCATTCTTCGGTGTTTAATCCTACTACAAGATAATTAGTGAGTTCTCTTGCTTGCTCAAAGTAAGCAATGTGTCCACTATGAATAGGATCAAATCCACCTGTGACTAGAGTAAGAATTCTCTTCTTAGTCATCAAATTCTCCTTTTCGTGCTAAGTATACTTTAACATCATTATACTTCTTTTTTATGCTCTCGGCAAACCAGTTTGCTGGATCTCTGGTTTCAAAGACTTTCATCTGTCTATCTGAGAATAGGCCATCATCTGACCAGCATACGATGTATTTTGTCATGAGAAAAAAGATTCCAGTGTATTTTTACGTTCGGTCTCCCAACCGATACAATCTAGTATAACCTTTACAGGTTCTAGAAAAGCCTTGTTAAATTGAAGATCATAATCTACATACTTATCTAGGTCTAATTCTTTGGGGAAATCTTGGATAAAAGATATTACGTTTTCATGCATCCAGTTAGGTGTTTTTAGATAACAGAATTTTATCTTCTCCCCATTCTGTATGGCAGAGTATTTGTTTTCTAGTTTGTTTTTCTTCGTATAGTGATTGTATAGTATGGCTCCTCTTACATGTATAGGACAACCCTTTAGATACATGTCAGCAGGGGACTTCCACTTCTCCACATTAGAAACTGTACGAGGAAAAGCAACCTCTTCTGGTGGTAACGATGTAAATTCTTTTCTACATTTCTCGATATAATCTATAACCTCATCTTCTGTACCGTTCATCAATATCTTAAATGCATCCTTCAACATTGTTCTGCATGGTGCAGGGGTTGAAGTCTTGATTGCCTCAATACCCATGATCTTTAACTTTGCGTCTTCATATCTCACTCCCTCACTATCCCATACGTTTAGAATATATCTTTTCTTTGCAGTCCAAATACCAGTTGAAGCAATATTCTCTCGCTTCATGATCATTTTTTGATCGTAGGCGTTAACGTAGTCTGCCAATTCTTGGTAAGAACTTTCAATATAAGGTTCAAGTTCCATTTCACAGACCTTGTTAAGGAACCCGACAACGCCCTCAGTAGTTTTTTCTCTTCCCTTGTAT